CATGAGCGAAGACAGGGAAATGGCAATGAAAGTGGCGATCAAAGCATTGCTGCTTGCGGCGAAGGACCAGGGTTTGCATGTCGACGATCTATGCGATGAGGCGGTGCAACTGATCAACGGCCGGCCCGGGCTTGAATCGCATGAAGCTATTGCCGTGGCCACCATCCGGCACCTAGCGTTCGAGGTATCGATCAGGGGATAACGCCTGGAAGGCATATCGTTAGTTGGCTACGCTTTACGTTCATGCAAATTGGAGGACGTCATGAGCGAGGATCGAGAAGTAGCTCTGGAGTTGGCGTTGACCGCTGTAATTCAAACTGCCCGTCACGCTGGGATGGATGTCAATGAGCTGGCGGAGTTTGCTGCTGAGCTGCTGGTAGCCAACGAGTCTCAACCGGAATGGCACCTAGACCAAGCAATCTTAGAGATAGAGCACAGTGTGGAAATGGTTTCCCGGGAATGACCGGTGAGCTGACCGCTAATAACGCCTGAGCTCTGTATCTGCCGAATCCCGACCAGCTGCGTACTAATTTGATGCTTTGGATAAAAATATCGCTACGCTCTCAAGACTACCAAGGAGATGGTCATGAGTGATAACCGGGAAGATGCCATGAAGATGGCGATCAAGGCGCTGCTGGTCACGGCAAAAAAACAGGGAGTCCGCATGGATACGCTATGCGACGGCGCCGTAGAATTCATCGGACACTACCCGGCACTCGATCGGCAGGGCTTGGTGGCCGCAACCACGATTCGCCGAATTGCCTATGACGTGCTACTGGATCGCTGAAGCGCTGAGCTGGCCGTCTGGCGGATTCGTTGTCAAAGCGTCACATGTTCTGAACTAACAAACACCGAAAGCTTCCACTAGTTAAGCTAAACGGCTGCTCTGTGGATAGCGCTATGACTCCTATTGAAAAGTTGATGACCTGGAATCGCCAGTGGCGCCTTGGCGCCGGCATGCTGCTTTGTAGGGCATGTCATGCGCAGCAGATTGAGGCAGAGCGCGCCGTTGCTTTCAAACACGATCCCGGCTGTGAATCGGAAAACCTTCATAGCTTTCCCTGGAATGATCTCGACGCAACGTCAGTAAAACCGGTTCAGCTTCCCCAGGCCCTGGAACCGATCCTGCAGCCATCCATTCCTTTCTGAATAGCCTACGCTTATGTCTCCACCGATATGGAGAAGGTCATGGGCGAAGAAAGGGAAAGGGTGTTTAGGATGGCGTTGCGTGCTGTGCTGCTGGCAGCGGTGGAGCAGGGGTTGAATCTCGACGCGCTGTCAGAGGCAGCGATCGACTCAATGCTCAATGACGTTGGGTACATGCCAGAGGATGTCGCTCAGGCTGTCATTGCTATTGAGGTGGCGGCTGATGCTGTGGTGTGATCAGGCTGGAATGATCGTGATGCAGGTGCTGACCAGGGTGCCAGACGTCTTGAACGAGGCATCTGGCAGATTCACGATGCTGCCGGCGTGTGCCGAAACGATACCTCGGAAGTCACGCGACAATGCATCCTCCCGAAACATGACGCCAGTCGGCATAACCGCAACCAGCAGGCCGCGCGGTTTCAGAAATTTCAGGGCATGCAAGACGTGGTGGATATCGCTACGTTTCTTATCGAATGGCGGGTTCATCACCACGCGATCATATTGTGGGGCTGGCTCTACTGTCAGAAAATCGCCGAGGTGAACTGAGCGGTACCCTGCACTGTGGAGATGTTGGGCGTTTTCAGGAAGCAGTTCGACACAGTCCACTACCAAGCCAGCTGCTTCCAGCGCTTCGGCAATCGCGCCGCGTCCGGCGGAAGGTTCCAGAGCGACCATGCCTTTAGAAATTTGCCCAAGTTCCAGCAGCTTCTCGACCACTGGTGGCGGAGTAGGGAAGTAACCGAAGTCCTGAGGCACAGTGACTTCGCCGGTCATGATGATGTTCTCGATCGCGTCAGCCGCGTCGCTTTCGAACAGATGAGCTTTAGCCTTGGTGTTCCACTTCCCGCCAGCCGCTTTCAGCGTTTTGTCCAGGCGGGAATAAAGCCCGCGCTCAAGCTGGCCTCCGGTGATGAAAAGTTTGTTACCTTCGGTTCGGGACGCGCTAAGCAGCGCCATGACGTCAGTTGCGACCTTCATGCGTTTTCTCCATGCAGAATCAAGCCTCCGAAAGTTCGGTGGCGAATAGGTTGGTGGTGGGTTATAGGTGGTGACCGGCATGGAGCCGGATCAAGGGGGGGGATTATGAGCAGCAGGCCAAGTAACAAGGATCTCGCCATTGCTCTTGGTATTACCGAGAACGAAGTTGGAATATTCTTGCTGCACTGTGAGGAGATGGCTGTACCGGGGCGCTGGATGCTTACCTTCGCCGCTGAGGCATCAGATGATCTGCGGCGAAAGGCTAAATTGAACAAGGCGCTAATACGAACAGTGCAACTGCCTCCGACGAAGTAGCCGCAGGTTTCGGGGGTTGCACTGGCGGAATCGTTATCTCGGATCGAAGGCGCCGATAGACAGCTTCGCGGCTTCACCGATTTGTTTGTCCAGCACGGCCTTGAACTCTTCGGCAATGGCCTCGCGCTGAACCTCTTCACCGACCCAGCGCAATTTCAGTACCGGGACCGGGCCGCTGGTGATCACCGAAATGCGCAGATTGATCTGCTGCTCGGTCAGTCCCTCAAATGGGATCACGTTGAACAGCAACGCCGTTGGCAAAGTTTCCTTACTGCGCGCCTCGATCTGATCCATGGCGCTACGGCTGGCGCTGGTGTCGCCCACGGTGGTTTCCGATTCGCTGGTGGCTTTAACCGTGATCGTGCGTACGGCAGCGATTGCCTTCGCCACTGGGATCGGATTGCCCGCGTCATCGACTGGCGTCAGGTACTGGTGCCAATCTTCGATCCAGTCGCTCAGCTCTTTTTGTGCCAGGCGGTTGCCTGCAATCTGCTGTGCGGCCGTATAACCCGCGGTTGCCTTCAGCTTCAAGGCCGCTCGGTCATCCGCATGGCCGGGATTGGCGGTATCGCCCAGATTGAACAACAAGGTGCAGCTCATCTGGTCCTGATCAATGAAGCCGCGAGCGCTGGCGCCTGCACGGTCAAGCACGTAGGCGCTGAAGTCGGCCAGCGAGTGGGTCGAGAACGTGCCACGGAAGCGGCTGCGAAATGCCTGGTACTTTTCTAGATCCAGCACTTTTGCACCTTCCGGCAGTACCGCCGTGGGCGTGAAGGTCGGCAACGCTTTGCCGGTGGCTTCGAGTGCAGTGTCGGTGATCAGTTGAATCGCTTCTTTCGTCAAGGACATGTTTCGGTCTCTTCTGGGTGGTGAGTGGAATTAGGAACGACGAGGAATCGGCGCTTCGTCGCGGGTAAACATCTGGTCGTGCTTTTCCTGAAATAGCGTGACCTTGCCGCCTGTGCCGACGTGCATCGGCGTGTCGAGGCTGGTGTTCTCGCTGCGGTCGCCGCGCTTAGTCGGCACCTTGTAAGCGAGCTTGTGCTTCACCTTCACCTGGTGTGTCTCACCGATCTGGGTGATGTCGAGCGTGATCACCAGTTTGCCGGGCTTGCCGTTGTCAACGACGCCGCCGGCGACTTCTGAGAGAGCGTGGCCAATCTGGCTGGCGAAGGCGCCGCCGTTGAGTTCGTTGAGGAACTCGGCGGTATCTGTAGGTGTTGGCATTGTGGATGCTCCGAGATGGGCGCAAGCCCGCTGGGTGGTAGGTGGTGTTGTGGTTCGCGCTTACGGCGCTGAGAGGATTTGAAAAGGCGTTTCACGCGGCGACCTTCAACTGGTTCCACGCGCCGACAGACGCAAACAACGCTGAAACCTTCGATTCAGGGATGGGCATGATTCCGGGTACGGCGAGCCAGCCCATGCCAACGCGATGGTTTGGGTTACAGTCGTCTCGGACTTCGTTGTAGAAGTGCTCGATCACGTCCGATAGGCGTTCGACGCGATGTATGCCATCCGGCCTGATGTCGATTGACTTGATGTACTGGGCGCCGTCCTGCCGCACGCAGATAGCGGCGATGTAGATGGTCCAGCGATGCGCGATATCGCAGAGGGCATCGGCAACCTGTTTGACCAGGATCTGTTTCCCGGACTTCCAGCTGAGCATGATCTGGAGGCCGCTCGGGTCGATGCTGATGACGGCCGCGTGATTGGTACCCAGCAGCGCGCGCATGCTCCGTTCGACCTGGACCTTGCGGTTGCACGGTTTGCGCTTGCTCATATTGCCTCCGTGATCCGTCGAACCTGCTGGCGATCAGCGTTGTTCAGGCGTCGCCGCTTGCGCTTCAGCACCGTGTCGGGGTCGACGTAGTTGCTCCGCGGCGGTAGTGGCGAACGTTCGGGGAAGGACGCGACCGGCTGAACCTTCTTGCCGGTGGCCATGAAGTGATCGATCTGCGCGCGCAGGTCTTCGACGATCTTTTTCCGGGGATCAGCCAGCGGTACGAAGTTCACCAGCTCATTCCGATGAACACGAATGCAGCGAGAATGACTGAGAAAGCCGCTGTCCAGCAGAGCATCCAGCGAGCGAAGCCTCCGACACCGATTTGCGCTTCGCGGACGAAGGAGGCTGTGTTTTCGAGTTGTTGCGCTGACCGACACGCGTTCAGGTGACCCGCGACCTCGACTCGCTCGGCGCCGGTTTTACGATCCAGCACGCCGAACAGGTTGTTGCCGTGCGGGATCACGGCGAAGCGTGGCTTCGCGTTGAACTCGGCAGTGGCTTGTTGGGTGCGCTGGCGCAACGCTTCGTGAACGGCGCGCATCTGGCTGATTGTCTGATTCATGTCCTTTCCCTCAGTTAGTTGCGTTCATTCGTCAGCACTCTGGCCGCCCGCTGTTTGCCGTTGGGCGCGGGGGAGAGTGCTGGCGAATAAAGGTGGGGCGAAAAAAAGCCCAGTCGGAACCGGGCTTATAAGTTGCTGACTCACGTCTCATGATCGGCCGCTGGCGAACGGCATTCGGGAGGCTTGAATTCAGTTGACGCAGGGGGCCGCTTTCACGGTGTGTACTCTTCCGCATCGGTCAGATGCCAGGCGCGGGCGACCAAACCCTGCCAACGACGACAGGCCTGGCATCTGCCGATGCGGCCTCTCTCGAGGCGATCGGGAACGTCTCCAACGTTCAGGCGGGGACTCTGATTATTTACATTGCCGTAGGCCCGCGAAGTGGCAATTCCATTGAGGCTTTCGCCATCCCGCTGCCCACTCATGGAATGGGCAGAAGTGATGGTCAGCGCCCCATAGCTTCAAGCTGTGCATGCTTCTCCTGCAGCTTGGCGATAAAGTCCAATCGCTCTTGGCCGGTCATGTGGTGCGCGGCATAGAAAAGCCCCTCTGGCAGCCCGCCGTCGAACTCGCATTGCCCGGACGGATGCCAAAGTTTGTACTTGATGCGCTTCGAATCTTGCTGAGTCGTCATTTCCGAAATACCCGTTGCTCAGTCGTAACTACTGCTGGATGTGCTGCTGTCGCTGGATGAGCTACAGGAGCTGTCACTGGACGAACTGCTCGAGTAACTGCTGCTGTCGCTGTAGGCGCCGTCGTGACTGCTGCAATGCGAGCGGGCCGGCGTGTCATCGCCGGAGTAGATCGCCTGGCTGGCAGGGTTCAGTGGATGTAGTGGGTTGGTGTAAATGTCGTCTCGGTAGGGACTGCTCACAGTCGATGAGCTGGCGGTTTCACGAGAGACTGGGTTAGATGGGCGCTTTACCGTTGATGTCATGACCGGCTCCCTGCGCGCTTCCTTGGTGGGGTTGCTGACCGTTCCCCGCACTGGTATTGAGCTACTGACCGGTGAGCGGCCGGTCCGCTGCGCAGGGCGCTGCTTCGGCTTCTTCTTTCGAGTTGCCAAGACAGCAATACACTTGATCGTGCCAGCGAACACCACCAGGGCAATCACCAGAGCGAACAGGCCCCAGAACGGCGCCGTCACCCACAACCACGACCAGTTGATGTATCCGGTCAGCTTGAGAACGACGAACGCGATCCCGAGCAAGCCCAGGATGCCTACGCCGCCATTGGTTGAACTGCTATTTGTCGGCATTGCGACAGCTCCTATTTGGATTTGAGCAGCGGCCAGACCAGCAACAGGATCAGCACCGCAAGGAACCCATCAGCGCAAATGCTGATGACCCGCGAAATGGAGTCGATCAGCACTACGCCGATGAGCAGGGCCACGATGAGAAACGCCCGGAGGCGTTTCACCAGCTCCCTGAACAGAGCCATTAGTCTTCGAAGTCTTTCAAGTTCAGCCCGAGCCATTTGGCGGCTTGGTCCAGGGCTTTCCGCTCGCCCTCGTCAATTCCGCCCTCGTCGGCGATCGTCAGCATGATGTTCATGACGGTCTTGGCTTCTTCAGGGGAGTGCTTCAGATCGCTGAGTTCCTTCTCCGCGTTCTGGCGGAGGATTCGGCGGCCACCGTCTCGGAAGTCAGCTTCGGCGCGGTCAATGGTGTCGCTCAACTCGGCGCCGAAACCTTTGAGCAGCGGATTGTTGGCGATCAGCTTCTCGGTTTTCTTGAGTTCTGATTCGGCCAGGTCGCCGTCGGCAGCTGCGATGAAGATCGCGCCGTAAACAACAGCCTGCATCAGGTCGCGATTCACGTTCTTCGCCATGGCCGCAGTGGCCTCAGCCGACGCCTTTTTAAACTTCTTTCCGAAAATTCCGAACATGGTGATGCCTCTGGGTGGGTGATTTCCCGTCTGGCCCTCGGCGGAAGGCCAGCCAGCGAAATCAATTTCCAGCGGCTTCAGTCCCTTTCCCTGCTGCGCGGGCCAGAGCATCGAGCAGCAGATCCTGCCGTGCCTGCTTGTCCAGGAATTGGCGAAGGGCGCGAACGAAGATGGTGTTCATGGACGTGTCTGCCGCATCCGCTGCAATCTCAACTTCCTCACGGAGGTTGTCCGGCAGGCGAACGACGAATTTCGGAAGGGGTGATTCTTTGGTTCTCGGCATGATCTTTCCTCAGGGCGGGGCATTCCCAATGCAGCCTGGTACCAAGCTGCATCAGTGAAGTGGCGCGATGAGGTTTCAGCCGTCGAAGCCGTACGAAAAATCACCTTCTTCGCAGTCGATCAGCAGAACTGCGTTGCCGAAGTACAGGGATGCGAGCATCCGTTCCCATTTGCTGCGAACGGTTTTCTTCAGGGTGATTTTCTTTTCATCCAGCTGGGCGCTATACACCTGCCCGAATGCAACCTTGGGCTGCCAGCGATCTTCGGTATCTCGCTCACCCTCAATCATCACGTGAAGGTTGTGTTTCAACGAATAGTCGCTGCGCCGCGAGTTGCTGTAGTTGTAGCGATCGCCGCCCTCAGGCGCAGGATCGAAGTAGATGTGGATGAATTTGCGCGTATGGGAATCGTCTTCGGTGATCCGAATTTCTGGTGCGCTCCAATGCTCCTGAACGGCTTCCTCTTTGTGAGCGTCGATGAATTCTTCCAGTAGGGCTTTCAGCGAAACTTCGCCGGTGAGCAATCCCTCGCCGGTAAGAATTTCCGTAATGGATGCATCGGCCTGGGCGAGAATCGTCGATTGCATGCCCGAGGCTTCCCACCGCTCACGCAACGCGCTGGCGATCATGGCGTTGTAGCGCTGCAGTTCAAAAACGTCGGCGACGTTTGCCGGAAAAGCTTTCTTCACGGCCTCTTTGATTGACTCGCCAATAGTCCCGTACGAGCGGAATGCATCCTCGACGACGCTTTTGAACATCTTGTCGATGCCCTCGTCGATCAGCTGTTGCGGACGGTCAGACAAGGCGTAAGCGCTGACACGTTCCGCCAGCAGCTGTTGAAGTGTTTGCTCCATTTGAAATTGCTCCGTGCAGAGGTGATTGATTTCCCGTCTGGCCCTCACCCTCGAAGGCCAGCCAGTGAAACCTGGTAGCGCTACGCCGCCGATGGCTTCGCGCTTTCGTGTCTTCGGCCTTGAGCTTCCCTGTTCACTCCGCGTAGATCGGCTTCGGCGGTGTGGTCGTGGGGTCATATGTTCGCTACACGACTGTCGACTGCAGCTCGGCGGCCCGGTGGGTGTGGGGCAGTCCGTCGTGGGTTGCCGGTCCGTGTTCCGGCTGGGCTTGCTACTTCATTGGCTGGTTCCTCCTGTGGTGTTTGTTCCTCTCCACGCGCATCGCCGGATTCATATCTCTGGCCGGGTCACACATTTCGTGTTCGGTGTTCTTCCCGGCTGGCTTGCATGGTTTGGCGTCCTCGCGATTTGGCGAGTCCGGCAGCTATCCAGAGGCTGCATGGGCGACGATTTAGCTTTCTCACCACCGGTTGCCCGGTACGTCGTTGGGTCACGTCGAATTGTCTAAAGAGCGGTTCGGAGCACTGTGTCGCTACGATGAGCGTAAATTAACCGGCGGTTTCTTTGTCGTCAATACCGGCGGTTAATTAAATTTTCGTGCGGGTGCGATATGCTTTTTCTCGAACTGTATGGATATACAGCAAACTAAGGAGGTGTTTATGGCAGTCCGTGGAACCGTAAAGCCGTCACAACTCAGCAGCATGAGCGGAATGGAGCGGCTATCGCTTCGCGTGTCGTCGATGATCAATCACCCGATCGCCCAGGAAAGGAGGGAGGTCAGAATTCATCGGTTGGATACGGACGGGGAAAGAGAGTGGAACGAGATCGTGAATGCGATCTCAGAGGCGGACGGGATTGAGCTGACGCACAATCATGAAGATGCGTCGATCACGTTGAGGTGGGAGCCATCGGCGGATGACGAGCAGCCCGCTCAGGCGGCAGACCCGTTTGAAACAGAAGAACCGGCGCCTTTCTGAAAGGCACAAAAAAGCCCGCTGGAATGGCGGGCTTTCTAAATTCTCGTGAAGATTAATCAAGCCGCTATAGTCTCAATCCAGGTTTCACCCTCAAGTGTAAATGTCGCGGTCTCAGATGGGACAGTAGTCTTTGGCGCTTTGTAGGGGCCGTACTGGACGTGGCAGTAGGCCGAATATAGGCCTTTCATGGCAATGTCTGCCGGGCCTGGCACCTCTTCGGCACCGCGCTTTTCCCAATTTGCAATCGTCTGCACGTCTACTCGCAAAATGGCCGCCAGTTCAGCCTGTACAAGATCCTGCTCTTTGCGCAAAAAACGGAACTGATGGCCAGTCATAGGGGAGCCTTGCCTGATGATGTCTTCGGCGATTGCCCTGTGTAGGCCTTCAATATTGTGGATAGAGACTCCTTTCCCGTAGTCGCTCTCGACAATGCTGTAACCGTTTTTCAGGTAGATGCCTTCTAGGCCGCTCCCTGTGTACTCGTACATTTAGACCTCCCAAACCGTGATAGTGAAGAGCTGATTGGGCGCAGGGTCAGGTTTTACAGCGACCACGACACATACGACATCCCGTGGATACGGTTCGCTCATTCTGAATTCGAAGTTCTTGTGGTCTTTGCTGTATTCGGGGCCGCGAATGACCTGTCCGCGCTGAAGGCAGCGCAACACCTCAATCGTCGAAACGCCCCTTTGCGCCATGCGCTCCAGGCAATGCTCGGTGAAAACGACCTTGGCCGAATCCCGCGCTAAAACGTGAACCAGGTCTTCTAGCTGCTGCTTTGTCCATAAAGGCTGAGTCTGCTTCATGTCTACCTATAATATTTATAGGTCGCGCCATACTAAAGCACAACCTCCGTTAGTCAACTGCCTTCGCGCCGCGAAAATGCGAATTTACATTTCGCGGCGCGAGGGGGATCAGACCAGGTTCCCATTCCACACGAAAAGCACTCGAGCCTGAATGTAGGTCTCGTCTATAAAGATGTCCTCGGCCTTGTGCTTCCGGTTGTCCGAGATCATCTTGAATTTGTCCTTGCCCTTCATCTGCAAGCGCTTGATGTACTGGAAGCCGCCGTACGAGAAGTAGTAGATCCCATCCCCTACGAATTCCTTGATGCTGATGTCCACCAGGCACGGATCGCCATGCTTGATCGTGGGCGTCATCGACTGACCCCAGCCAGTGATCACCTTCAGGTGATAGTGCTCTTTGAACTCGACGCCCATCGAGCGGAGCTGAGAAGGGCTGACCCGCACATCCTGAAGCATCTCCGGAAAGTCGTGAGCAACCTCGCCGCCACCCAGCGCGCCCCGAACATCGTAGTGCGCGATCCACACCTCATCGCCGACCTTTCCGATGCCAGGTTTATAAGCATCGTTGATTAATACTTTGATGGCGCCATCTGGCTCACCACCCTCACCCTCACCCTCAGCCACCGCAAGAAGCGCTTGACGGGTTTCCTCCGGAAGATTCTTCCCTTGCTTGGCCAGCATTTGTCGAACCATATCTGCGGCAGATGTTGGCCCGCCGGTGGCGGTGGGTTGCTCGGCTGAGGCAGTTAAACCGTTTATTTCTGCCGCGAGCCGTTTGCTGAATTTCTCAACTGGAACCCCGAGCACGCGCGAGAGGACCGAGGCGAATTTCGCGTTCAGCGGATTTGTACCGTTCAGGTACATGGCAACCGCCGCAGCCGAGATATCAGCCTCTTCGGCCAGGCTCGCTTGGGTCAGTCCGAGGGCGTTCTTCTTCGACACGAAAAGCGCCTTGGCGGCGTCGCATTCAGCCTTGTGTTCTCGGGACAGCTCTTTCTTCTTCGTCATCCGTGAAATTTAACCGTTGGTTAAGGTATTTGCGCTAACCGCCGGTGTTGCCCAAAAGCTAACCGCCGGTTAATATCGCATGCATACATCGCTTGCTGAGGCAAAGAAATGAAAAAGACCCCGTTGCCAGAGCTGGTCGAGCGAATTGGTCAATCCGCAGTCGCCAAAGGGCTTGGCGTCAGTGCTCCCGCCATTTCGAAGGCCCTCAAGGCCGCTCGGGAAATCCTGGTGATCGAGCATGAGGACGGGAAGCTCACTGCGGAGGAGATCCGCCCATTCCCCTGTCAGCTCGCACCACAGAAAACCGCTGCCTAACCGCGCTTCGAGCTGAGCGAGATCGTCGCCAGTTCAAATCCGCGCAGGGCCTTTTGGCTCAACTGATCACGCAACTGACTGGCCTTCTGCTCGAGCACAGGCCAGAGCCTCATCTGAGAAGACAGGGGCAGGGTGGATGCCAAAGCAGCAGAGGACGGTTATCTCGCCTTGAAGTTCGGAATAGTCGGTCATGGGGTCATCCCTGATCAGTAGTAGCGAATTGGCATGAACCCAGAATACGAGCGAGAACCCTACATGCAAACGTCGAACTTACGACACGAAACACGCGATGCGGTCTTGGTTGCCATCGCCCGCGACATGATCGCCCGGACCAGCATGAGTCAGGACGGCTTCGCTGAACAGCTAAACCACCAACTGTTCGACCGTGCGCCATCTCGCTGCAAGGAAAAGGGCTTTCCCGACCTGCAAGCCATGACCAAGACCGCAGACATGCAAGCCTATGGGCGCGCCTACAAGGCCTGGAGCAAGCGCGTCGAGCGCTGGCTGGATGACAGCGGCGACCGTGTTGAAATCCCGTCGTGGATCGAAGAGGCGTGGGTTGCAGCGTTGGACCAGCCATGGCGTGACCGAGCTTTGATTGAGCTTTCAAGTCGCTACGGCTTGTTGGCAGTCAAGCAGATCGGGTCCGGTATTGATGACGCGCTGCAGACTTTTGCAGGCATCTCCACCAGCTTCGGCCTGGTCGCTGGACTGGGCGGGAAGGTGTTTGCCGATGGCGTATTCGACCATCGCGATGGTCCTTACGCGCAGTCATTTGAAACCTTCTGCCGTTCGCTAGCCGCTCACGCTGTCGCGATGGCGGATAAAGCCGCGGTTGTTGCATCCGGCAAACGCTAATTCGCGGGCAATAAAAAAGCCGGTGGCTAGACCGGCTTCTTCAACAACACATGTGAGGCCGATTATGCATACAGCAACCAACCAGAGCAATAGCCCGCCAAGCGCGTCAGGTTTCCCGATCTATCAGAATCTGACGCGTCAGGTCATGTCGTCGCGCGAGATCGCCGAGCTGACTGGCAAACGTCACGACAACGTCAAGCGCACCATCGATACGTTGGTCAGCGACCGGGTGATCAGTTCTCCTCAGATTGAGGAATACCCCGCCAGCGTTGGCCGTCCGGGGAAACACTACCTTATCGGCAAGCGTGACAGCTTCGTTGTCGTCGCCCAACTCAGCCCCGAATTCACCGCCCGCTTGGTTGACCGCTGGCAGGAACTGGAAGAGCAGGCTGCCCCGCGCATCCCCGCAAACTACGCCGAGGCCCTGCAGCTCGCCGCTGATCAGGCACGTGAGAACACCCGCCTGCTGGGCGTGATCGAGCTTCAGGCGCCGAAGGTTGCGGCCATAAAACGTTTGGCCGCTGCCGAAGGCGCGATTTGCATCACAGATGCGGCGAAGCAGCTGGGGATGCCCCCGTCGAAGCTCTTTGACTGGATGCAGGAGAACCGCTGGATATTTCGCCGTGGCGGTTCTACCCGCTGGATTGCCCGCGAGCCACGCATCCGATCCGGCTACCTCAAACACAAAGTGACTGCACTCAAGCCCGATATCGAAACCGGTATTGAGCGCGCAGCGTTTCAGCCGCTTGTCACGCCGAAGGGCTTGATTCGACTGGCCGAGCTCATCCACGGCGAGACCGTTTGATATGCAATTCACCGTGACCGTCAACCAGGTTAAGGCGCTGGAGTGGGGCCTTAACTCCCAACAGGCTCTGCTGTTCGCATTTATTTACGGCTGCCCGAGCTGGGCCAAGCCGGTGAAAACTGATGCGGGTATTTTTTTCGCGCTCAGCAAGGCCAAGATCATTGAAGAGCTGCCGTTGCTAACGGACAAGCCCGACACGGCTTATCGCCTGCTGAGGGCTCTGGAAGAGGCCGGCTTGATCGAACTCTCCAGCACTTCGAACATCACGCTGTTCAGGCTCACCGAGAAAGCGACCGAGTGGAACCGGAAGCTCGACGGGTCGGAAAAATATCCGACCCCGGAAGAGATCAAGGATCGGAAAAATATCCGACCTACCTCGGATAAATCTCCGAGCAAGGTCGGAAAAAAATCCGATCTAGGGTCGGAAAAATCTCCGACAAATCAGGATACCAATCATCAGGTTACCAATCAGGATACCAGTCAGGGCTTGCAGCTCGCCCCGGCTGCGCCGTCGCAAGCCGCCACGTTGACGCTGATTTCCAGCGAGGCACCTCGCTGCGCAATTCCCGATGACATGCCAGGCCCGAAAGACCAGGCCTGCAAAACCTTCAAAGCCTGGGCCAACTACGCCATGGCCTACCGCAAGCGTCACAACGCGTGGCCTGTTTGGAATGCCAAGGTCGCCAAGCAGGTATCGCTGCTGGTCGACCGGCTGGGCATCGAAATCGCTCACCACGTCTCCGCGTTCTTCCTGAGCATCAACGACGCCCGGGTCGTCGGGAACATGCACAGCATCGGTGACCTGCTGGCCAAGGCTGAGTCGTATCACACGCAGTGGACAACCAATCGCCAGATGAACTCGACGACTGCGCGTCAGATCGAGCAGACCCAGGCGAACATCAACGCAGCCCAACAGGCGGCCGAGAACATCCGCCAAGGAGGTCGCCGCAATGCTTTCCTTTGACGAAATCGCCGAGCTTTCTGGGGCGGTTTGCGCTACCGCCGAAGCAATGGGCCAGACGATCAGCGCCGCCGGCGCCCAATTGATCGCCGAGGACCTGGCCGGTTACGAGGGCGCCGTGATAATCGCGGCGCTGCGAGCTTGCCGCCGCGAGCCCAACGGGAAGCTTTGCTTGGGCATGGTGCTGAAGAACATCCACGCCGCCGATGGCCGCCCGGGCAAGGATGAGGCTTGGTCAATTGCCCTCTCAGCCAGCGACGAATACGAAACCGTCGTGCTGACCGCTGAAATCCGCCAAGCAATGTCCGCGTCTACGCCGATTCTTGAGGCAGGTGACAAGGTCGGCGCGCGTATGGCGTTCATGAGCGCCTACGAACGCCTGGTTTCATTTGCCCGGGCTGAAGATCGCCCGGCGAAGTGGGAGGTCTCGCTGGGCTACGACTCAGCTCGCCGCGTGGTCGCCATTGAGTCTGCAGTGCGCTCCCAGCTCATCACGCAGGATACCGGCGCGAAGTACTTGGCTGACCTTCGCATCGCACCCATCACCGAAGAAGGGCAGGCCATTGCCGGTCTGCTTACCGGAACGCAACGCACACACGTCTCCCCACATATCCGCGCGAAGCTCAACGAAGTTCGGCAGATGCTCAGTGAGAGCAAGCGCCTGAAGGAGCGCGAGCGCTTCAAGCAGGGTCAGCGGCGGCGAGTGGACAGCTACCTTCGAAAGCGCCGCGCTCGCACGGTCTTGGCTCAACTCCAGAATGCTGCTGGGCAGGAGGCTCGCTGATGGCCTCCACCGAGTCGCGTATTCAGCAACTGCTCAACGGCCAGTCGTCAACCGCGCGCAAGGTATTCGAGCACGTGCCCATCCAGGAGCCGTGGAGCGCCCACGACATTCACTGCGCCGCCCTCAAAGTCAACGCGACGTCTGTTTCTGTACACGCAGTACGCCGCGCGCTCGGCGAATTGAAAGACGCCGGAATCATCCGCGAGCCCATTGGCTGCAAGTACCAGCGCGACGCCGTCACCATCAAACTCAGGATTGAAAAGCCCATGTCGAAGCCCGCCACGGAAACCGTCGTCGCTCTAAAAAAGCCGGAAGTGCCAGCATTGGACGCTCTAGCTGGCCTGTCGGCCGATGTCGTCGCTCTGGCCAACGACTTCAGCACCCGGATGAAGGCCATGGCCACACGCATTGAAGAGGTGGCGCTGTCGGTCGAGGCTGAGCGCGAAGGCAGTGCGCGGGATACAGCAAAGCTGAAGCAGCTCCAGACCCTGCTGAAGGAAATCGGAGGTGCTGCGTGAGCGGCTTCTTCGTCGAGAAGCAATTAGCAGAGCTGATCGGCCCTGCGCTGGACTGGGCTGTCGCGCGGGCGGCTGGAATAACTGTTGAGCTGGCGGCGCCGCAGTACGGCGCACCATGGCGGCCCTTCTTGCCTGATACCGGCGCTCGCTTCGCTCCGTCCGCTAACTGGGAACAGGCCGGGCCTTTGCTGGAGGCTCACAAGATCGGAAGTGGCGCCGTTGGCCAAGGTTGGTTCGCGTATCCGCGCCGGAGTAATGCGCCTACCGACTGGCTGCATGCCCCTTCGGCGCTTGTCGCGATCTGCCGTGCCGTTGTGGCTGACAAGCTGGGCCTCGTCGTCGGCATCCCTGCGGAGTTGGCCCAATGATCACCTTCCTCGTCGCCGCGCTGCATTGCACGTTCGCATTGCTGGAGAACGCATACACCCATCAGGTGCCGCCGGCTGAATACCAATTCGGAGGTGTCCTGTGAGGCAAACCAAGTTGACCAAGGCCGCACGCGGCCGAGATTGTCAGGTTCGGGTACCGGGTGTGTGCAATGGCAATCCCGAGACAACCGTCCTCGCGCATTTCCGGTTAACCGGCACACGTTGCGGCGCAGGTTTGAAGCCACACGATTTGCAGGCGGCTTGGGCTTGTTCGGCCTGCCATGACGCGGTTGATGCGCGCAGCAAGACCGATTTCAGCCGC